CTCAAGAGCTTGAAGTTCCAGAAGGAAGATAAAGAATTTAAGATCGCCTCTATCAATCCTGAAAAGATCATTGGCGCTCAAGAGCTTTGGACTTTCAACACTAAGTATAAGACGTTGACTGTTTTCCGAGCAATTGATCGTGGTGGTCTCCAGGTAAAGGGCACTTCTATCATCAATTATGACGAGAAAAACTCTTTTACCAAGCGTACTGGTCGTAAACCCGAAGAGTATGTCAAGAAAGTTCTTGAAGGCGGTAAGATCGTTCTCCGCAAGTTGATGGATGATATGAAGGAAGCTCCTCTTGCATATCGAATCAATGAAAATACAATTTTGTTGAGAATTATCGCTTGACTTTAATTTCTATCTACGGTATTATAAATAATATGCTTAGGTCGTTGAGGCGTAAAGAATAAACGGATCGGACCCGGGGGCGGTACCCGGCGCCTCCACCATAGATATACAGAGCGACGCAAGATACCTTAGTGGTTGTCGGCATAACATGCGGTCTTGGTAGTGTTATGTACTGTAGGCATACAGGCTGTATATCTTTGATGGGGGCGAAATAGGATCGACGGACGTAGTAAAGGTACGAGGAGACCAAAAGCAACGTATAGATGCAAACGATAATGCACCTCTAGTTATGGCACTTGCTGCCTAACATGCGTCCCGGGGAGTACGTGGAAACAGAAACTCCCCACCACACACTCACACACACAAGGATAATAAATATGAAAGATAATAGCGCATACATGATCCGTCTTGAACTTCTCAAGCTCGCACAATCAATTGAACTTGAACGATCTCTAAATGAACGTATTCGTAAAGAAAACGACTGGAACGCTCAAAGAGAATTGGCGCAGATTCGCCAAGAACCAGCGCCTCTGTTTCCTGAGACAGAAGTTGTAGATCATGTTCGTATTATGCAAGTAGCACGATCACTTAACGAATTTGTATCAAAAGGAGAATAACATGGTAGAATTAGCAATCGGTTTCGTAGCAGGTCTTGTAATTGGTTGGAATTTCCTTCCTCAGCCATCTTGGGTTGCTAAGTGGTTTAAGAAAGACTAAGGTTTAATTGGCTCCGTAGCTCAGCTGGATAGAGCAACAGACTTCTAATCTGTGGGTCGAGTGTTCGAATCATTCCGGAGTCGCCATTTTATGGGCGTGGGTGTTGGTACACGGGAGGGTCTTATAAACCCTTTAGCACTAGATGGGTGTTCTTGACTAGGTTCGAATCCTAGCACGCCTACCATCTTTTAGGATATTATGTGGGTATAAGGGTAAAGATGGTTAAAAACAATTTTGTGGAAGAGGTAGAATCTCTATGTAGAGATAAGAATATTGAATACATCGATGCGGTTGTTCTTTGGTGCGAAAAGAACAACCTTGAAATCGAAGCTGCAGCTTATTGGATCAAAAAAGATCCAACCATGAGATCTAAAATTCAAGCAGAAGCTGAAAATTTGAACTTCTTGAAGAGAGGAGCTCGCCTACCCCTATAAATACTCGAAAAAGGGAGGAGGAGATGTACGTAAGAACATCAGGTATACCATCCAATATCTCTTTGAGTATGTGCAGGAAAGCGGCGAAATTTTACGCTAAAACGCTTTTAGGCGAAAGACTTTCAAATAACATTAAAGTTAAAATCAAATTTAACGATAAATCTTTAGGTGAAGATTTATACGGCTTTTGTGACTGGCATTGTGATAAACCAAAGCCCAGAAATTTCATTATATCCATAGATCCAAATCTTTCAAAGAAAATGATTCTCTTAGTATTAGCACATGAGATGGTTCATGTCAAGCAATATGCTAGAGGAGAATTGAAAGATCTGATGAGAACTAATATGGTGAAGTATATGGGCAAACTTTATGACGATGAAAAAATTAGTTATTGGTCTCACCCATGGGAAAAAGAAGCTAGAAAGCTAGAAAAGAAACTATATACTGAGTTCAGAAAAAGTTTGAAGAGTTAATATAACATGACAACAGCTTTTGAATGTTACAAGGAGTATTTGGCTCTTAAAAATCATTTTTCAAAACCTGATTATGACTATTTCAAGTATAATGGTAAAATTAGATCTAATCACGAATCCTTTGAAAAGCGTAAGGATAAATTGTTCTTTCAAAAGTTGGCGAAACATCCAGACGTTCACAACTTTCTTGTAGCAAATTTATCCGAAAACGAAAAACATTGGATTCGTGATTTAGCTTACAGCGAAGATGCTGAGAAAACTTATAAGGCTTGGTTAAAGAGACAACAATCTTTATCCTATGTTTTTAGACAAGAGTTATCTAAACTAGACGACGACTTCAATAACAACTTTGTTTGTAAAGCTAACGAACATCCTTTATTGTTGAAGAAATTCCTTGCTAGTGAAGTCAGCTTAGAAACTCTTTGTCTGCTTTTAGAATTTACTGGTGCTAAGAAGCATTGGGATTCTAAAATGCAATACGATTTGGTTTATGATTCAATCAAAACCAAAATTGAGAAATATACCCCTTTTATCAGAACAGATAAAGAGAAGATACGAAAAATCGTTCTTGATCATTTCAGTTAACTGGGTTATACTAAATAATGTTGCGGGAAATAATTCCCAATATACTGTACATACATTGTAATACGGAGAATATACATGGTAGATTTTGCAAAGCTCAAGGCCAACTCTGGCAAAAAGTCCCTCGAAGAACTCAACGCAAAGCTCGCAAAGGTTTCTGGTTCTCAGGAATCTAAGGGAGCCGACGATCGTTTTTGGTCGCCAACCGTTGACAAGGCTGGTAACGGTTACGCTGTAATCCGTTTTCTTCCTGCTCCTCCTAACGAAGATGTTCCTTTTATTCGCATGTTCGATCATGGGTTTCAGGGAACAGGTGGTTGGTATATCGAAAATTCGTTGACTACTATCGGGAAGCCAGATCCAGTTTCAGAATACAATTCTAAGCTCTGGAACTCTGGAATTGAAGCTAATAAGGAAATTGCTCGTAAGCAGAAGCGTCGTCTTCATTTTATCAGCAACATTTATGTTGTTAGTGATTCAGGTAATCCTGACAATGAAGGTAAGGTGTTCTTGTTCAAGTATGGCAAGAAGATCTTTGATAAGTTGAATGAGGCTATGAATCCTCAGTTTGCTGACGAAGAAGCCGTCAATCCTTTCGATCTTTGGGCTGGCGCTAACTTTAAGCTCAAGATTCGTAATGTTGAAGGATATCGTAACTACGATAAGTCTGAGTTCGATAGAGCAAAGCCTCTTTTGAGCGATGACGAAGAGCTAGAAATGGTTTGGAAGAGGGAACATTCTCTTCAATCGTTCCTTGATCATTCTAACTTTAAGAGCTATGATGAATTGAAGGAAAGGCTAAATCGTGTTCTTTCTGAAGATTCTTTCCTAGCTACTAACCCTCGAGCTGCGGATGATGAAATCCCCTGGGATGAAACACCAAAGCAAAAGGCTGCTCCTCAGCCAAAGATTGCTGAAACTTCTGATGATGAAGATGATGAAGCTTTGGATTATTTCAGGAAGCTTGCAAATAACTAAGATTAAAGGGAGCTTCGGCTCCCTTTTTTTATAGTAGTTCCAATCCAGTACCACCAGAGAAAGCAAGTCTTAAATCTCTAGCCCAATTTTCTATTCTTTCGTTTACATCCTTAGCGACATTAGACGAAGGATTAGCTAACTGATCTGTTGGAGTATCGGCTGGTCTTCTTGGTGGAGGCGGAGCTTCTGATAATCTTTCTCTAGCTTGTTGTTTTCTAGCTTCTTCTTGTGTAGCAGTTTCTTGAATTCTTTGTTGTTGAGTTCTTAAATTTCTATCAGCTTCAAAGAATCTAGCACTTGTTTGTTCTGACTCTGACAATTCTGAAAACTGCTTGAAATCAAAAGGACCTTTATTAGATTCTCTAGAACCTGTCATACCGCCACCAATAGATGATCCGATAGCACCCAGTGCATTGCCAATCATAGATCCTAATCCACCACCTATCATTCCGCCTAATGCACCTGGCATGCCCATTTGGTACATACCACCACTCATACCCATCATAGCACTACCTATCATTCCACCACCACCAGCACGAGTTGCTTGTTCGCCACTACGTGCAGAAGAATCATATTCACCCCATTTATTGTTTTCGTGTGCACGAATGGCTCCTTCAGCCCACTGAGGAACACTTCCTCTGCTATAATCACCGCCCCATGCTCTTTTTGATTCTGTGTCTAAATGTACTGAACCTGGTCTGTAAACGCCAATACCGCCTATTCCAGCTTTAGAAGCAATTTCAATAAGTTTCAATGTTTCGGCCACACCACCATCAAATTTAATATCAACAGCATTTCCTCTAAGATGCGCTGAGTTACCTGCACCGCCTACATTTTGATTTCTTTGAGGATCTCTATATCCACTTGTTACATTTAATCGAGTTCCAAAAGCTGATTCTATTTCTTTAAGCTTTTCTGCTATGCCAGAATGAGCTCCTCTTTCTAAAGCTTGTGCATGCCCCTGACCAGCTCCAGATCTTTCTGAAGAAGATGAAGTTGGAGCCGCTGATTGCTGGCCATTTGCGGACGAACTAGCGTCTCCTCCAGAAGTTGCTGATGATCCAGTTGAAGCACCTCCTGTTCCTGTAGATGATGAGCTTGCTGCTGCATCTCCAGAACTTCCCGAACCACTTCCTGCTGGCGTAATAGCTTGTGCTGATGGACCTTGTGATGCTTGTGATGCTTGTGAGCCTGCAGGTGCATTAGATGAATTTTGACTTTCTCTTGCAGATCTTTGCGCTGTACCAAGATAGTTTAAATATTTACCATTAGTATAAACAGACCATGCTCTGTATCCTTGTGCATCAAATATAGCTTTTGCAGCTCTTGCATTAGTTTTAGGATCTCTTAATTGATCTGGATCAGTTATTCCTAATCTTTTAAGAATACCATCTTTATGCGCTTTCCAGTTAACTTGCCATAGACCTACTGAATATTCTTTTCTCATAGTAGGATCTAAACCTGATTTCACAGTGTCTATAGAAGGATTGCCTCTAGATTCAGCAGCTGCTATAGCGCCCATATTTACTGCTTGATCGTTAGTAAACCCTGCTTCTCTAGCAAGTCTAACTAATTCAGATACACTTTTGATACTAGTGTCTCTTGAAGAAACAGTATCGCGCGAGAGACCGCCTCTGGCGGCGAATTCTGCACTTTGAGAAAATCCTTTACCTTCACTAATAGCAGTTGCTACTGCAGCTCCACCTACAGCTGCACCTGCAGCTGCTCCAGCAATATTAGCTGGACCGCCTAAAAGTGCTGATGCACCACTTGCTGGTGGCGCTCCTCCGCCAGCTCCACCAGGAGGATTATTTCCGCCTCCTGGAATATTACTACCAGGACTTCCGGAATTTCTGAGAAAATCAGTAACACTTCTGAGGTTTACTCTTATATTTTTGAGTTCTCCTATCATAGAACTCAAAAGAGAAACTGATTCTTGTAGTAAATTATTAGTGCTATCTATTTTTGATGCTGTTTGTTGAGATTCGCTGATACTATCATTTATCGCATTATTAAGCGAATTCGAACTTCTCCTTTGAGAATCGAACATAGAGGATATATCTTTTGCAAATTTACCAATAGTTCTATTATTTTCATTTGCAGTTTGTCTAAATTGTCTTTGAGAACTGCCCAATTCTCTTGTGCTTTTAGATATATCTCTGAGTACAGCTTCTACCATTTATTAACCATTTTTCTGTTTTGACTTTTCTACTTCTTGTAGATAATTTGTTAGCATTTCAACATATATGTCTCTTTCAAACGGAATCATATTTTCTATTTCAGTAATTGAATATTTATGGTGTTGCACCATAGCAAAGATTATAGCATAGTAATTTTGTAGTGAATTATGAATCATTGCCAAGTAAAAAAATCATTTAGCGAGGATAGAACTATCTCCCTATCATTACCAAATGAATTTTTGTAATTGATTTTATATTCAAGCTTTGGTGTCTCTAATAGAAATTTTTGAATCGATTCAAAAGTTTTGATATTCAATTCTTCCAAAAATTCTGATAGATCTTCTTTTTTATAATCTTTAGCTTCGTATACTTCTTCTTCGTTATAAATTTTGTCAATGCATCTGATTATCAATTCGAAAAGGTAATCTTTTTCTAGGTTTAAAAATTCTTTATCGTCGTATAAAGTAGCGGGAGGATATCTCATAATTATTCCCGACTTTTCGGTAATTTTTATTACATTATTGATATTTTCAGGAAATTTTACATTAACGTTATTCAAATCGATTTCAAAATCGTATGCTTTTTCGTCTTCGTTATCTTTATACGCTACTTTTATTATATTATCTACTGAGAAAGATCTCAACTTCAAGAAAATATATTCAAGTTCAAATAAAGCGATTTTATCAATATTAAATTTTTTGTCTAAAGAACAATTGGAGATAATTTGTTTAATGGTTGTCAAAACATCTGATAAATTATCACTCTGTTTTGCCATCAATAGTAGTTTTTCTTCTTTGACCAAAAAAGGTCTAAACTTGAAATTTTCGTTATTTGATGGCATTTTAATATTAAAAATAGGCTGATCAATTTTAGGCAAAATAGACATAAAAAACTCCAATATTATCTTATTACAATATTTCTATTCAACTGGGCTCTGAACATACTATTGATAGGCTGTACTACATTACCCTCTATAGAAGAACCTACAATTGTGTAGTCTTTGTAAGATATAGCTACAGACAATCTCATTAAATTTTGATTATCATTCCAGGATAATTGTGTTTCTCTTATAGTTGTAGGAAATGCATCGTACAAATTAATTCTTTGTATAGCATTCCCAAACATATCATAAATCACAATTTGCATAGTTGTTGAATAATCTTCTTTATAGTTTGTAACATATCCTGGGAATCTGCTAGCATTTCCTACTCTAGAAGCTTCAGTGCCAGTAAACTCGAATACACTTCTTGTCCAATTATACCAAAATTGCCAAATTTCGCCAAATCCATCAACCAATATAGAAAAGGTTGTTTCTTGGAACTGGGCGTTATGAGGCATTTTTTGTGTTGGACCTACACCATACCTGTTTATGTCAGAAACTTGAATATTTACACCAGGAGCTCTTACTTGTTCAATTCTGAAAGTTAAATTGTTAGTTATGCTTCTGATAAAAGATGAAGATCCTAATATGTTTAAGTTTCTGTTGCGTAAAATAGGCGGTGGAACTAACAATACTTCAAACGAATGATTTTTCAGATAACCATTGTTTTCTATATTACTCTTTAATGTATTAATATTAAACGGCATTTCTTTTCCCTAGTATGGAGGAGATCCTGCATATTTTTTGTTTGGATTGATACTCCATTTCTGTATTGGCATCAAGACAGCCTTCTCCCAATCGGCTGGTGAAACATAGTGAAATTGACCTCTTACATGAGCGAACAAATATCTTTTGATACAACCTTGAGCTTCTTTAAATCTAGATCCATAAATTCTCAATATTTCATACGATATATTCAATTTCGTGGTATCATCATATTTATTATTAGAAACTACCTCTTGTAGAGCATTTAACAGTTTTGCTCTTGCCATGGGCGGAAGATAGTGAAAGTTGATCCCTAAGAAACCATCGTTATAGAACTCAATAGGTATTACTAAAGGGTACACATCGAAATATGGTAATGTTGCTTTATGTTTGGCATCATAAACAAACATATACATTCTACCAATTTGAGGAGTAGCATTTTTAGTAAATACTTGTTTTGGGTCAGTTTTTACTCTTCTGTTAAAACCATCAATAGAGTCTCTGAACCATTTATTAGCTTCTTTAGCACGCAAACTTAATGTTTGTCCTGTCGAACTAAGCAGCTTTATAAAATCTACCATTTAATACCTAATTCTCTTTCTGTAAAAATATGAAACGACCAACCTCTATCAGCGCAAAACGACTGAGCTGCTTTCCACTTAGCTTCGTTAACACCCCATGTTTTTACTTCTGTGATATATCTTTTAGTAATGGTTTGTTTTTTTTCTGGAGGTTTAGTTTGTGCTAAAGGTTTAACTTCTATTAATACTGTTTCTTTGTTACCATCACTATTTATTTTAGTAACTTTGAAATCAGGAAAATAGCGGTGTATTTTCCCATCTATAGGAGATCGATAAGGTATAATTATCTCTTCAGAGCTCCAGGCTATAACATCCTTGTGATCGTCTAAATACATCATGAGTTTTAGTTCCCATCGTGAACGGTACACGATGTTGTTAGGATCGCCTTGATATTTTTTGGGGTTTTTTGGTCTGAAAAAACCTTTGTATGTTTTCATTTTTAAAAATCACAATAAATAATAGTATATTTATCCGAGTTAAGGTCTGTATATGTACCCAACAACAAGTTCAAGAAGATCAAATTTTCCAACATCGCCTAGGAAGCTAATTAGCAATAATTCTTTTCCGGAAGATTTGTTAGCTGGTGACAGAAATTTATATCTTCAAATTCAGTTTGTTTCGTATAGTTTTGGATACCAAACTTTTGGTGGAGATAGTTTTTTTAATCAATTGGTTAACAATAGTATTGTAGGTGGTATTTTAGATGCTGCAGGTTTGCCTCGTGGATTTTCTGGCGCTGGCGGTGTTGCTAATCCTGTTGGTGGAATATCATTACCTGTACCTAGAAAATTAAACGAAGCTCAAACTTTAACTTGGAATGAAGAATCTGCAACAGGTATATTAACTAATTTGGTAAAACCTGGTTTTTTAACATCAGCAGGGAATTTTGGTAGTGCTTTGACTGGTTTGCAATTAAATCCTTACCTTTTTATGTTTTTCCAAAGACCAAATTACAAAGAATTTTCTTTTAGCTGGACTTTTGCACCAGTAAATCAAAGAGAATCTAGAACATTGGCGAATATTATAAATTTGTTCAAATCAAATTCTTTACCTACATTTGGCACAGTAACTATGGGCTATCCTAACATAGCTCTTATGAAAATGCATCCTGGAGACGTATTTGGTAATTTAAAATTCAAACCATGCGCCATAACTTCTGTTCTTGTTGATTATTCGCCTGCAGGTCCTTCGTTCTTTAGAGATTCATCATCAGGCAATTCTACAGGAAGATCTAATGGTGCACCAACTTTGGTCAATTTAACTGTCAATTTTAAAGAAATCCAACTTTGGGATAGGAATGAAATTTCTGGGTTTGCACCAGGTGCTAGTGCTCCAATACCAGCGCCAACACCTAACACACCTAATTTATCGCCAACAGATCAAAATCAAGTAGCACCAGGAATTAATGAAAATGGTACGCCTATTTTTCAATAAGGATTATAAATGGTAGAACGTTATTTTCAAAAATTTCCAGTAATTTCTTATTCTAACACTCAAGTTGTTGATATAACAAGAAAGGCTGTGTTGCTGAGTAAGGTTTCTGCGAACCCTTACGTCTATTATCCTTATGAAATAGTAGAAGAAGAAAGAGCAGATCAGTTTAGTGCAAGATATTATGAAGATTCTTATCAAAGTTGGATTCTGTATATAACCAATAATATAACTGATCCTTACTATGAATGGTATTTGTCAGAACAACAATTAGTGGAATTGTGTGATAAAAAGTATGGTTCTTATTTCCTAGCTGAACAAAAAACAAAATTTTATAGAAATGATTGGGAAGGAAAGGGCAATATAGACGTTAGTGCTTACAACGCTCTCACAGTTGGTATGAAGAAATATTGGGAACCAGTTTATGGCTCTGGTAGTAATGTGGTAGCTTATAAAAGAAAAGAAAATGAGTGGACTATCAATACGAACAAAATAACCTCTTATTCTGTAAGCAATACATCATTTGTCACAGATGAAATTTGTAATATCGTATTTAACAATAATTATTCCGGAACTGGTCAAGTACAATCAGTAAATGGAAATACTTTATTTGTACAACATCTATCTGGTACTTTTCTTTCCAATTCTTCAGTTGCAATAACTGGTTCTAGTTACATTTACGGTGAAGAAAGTGGAGTTAACACAGCATTCTCTTCTACAACTTTAGTTGCAAATAATATACCTTCTGACGAAGAAAATTATTGGGCTCCTGTGACATATTATGATTATGAAAGAGAGAAAAACGAATTTAACAAAACAATAAGAGTTTTGGAGAAAAACTTTTCTCAACAAATTTCAGATAATCTTAAAGATTTAATGAAGGTCTAAAATGTCTAATTTTGGTATAGGCGATATTAAAGTTAGTGCTTTAAAAATTGGTAGTATTGATCTAACAAGCTTTACTCAGGCAACTTATGACTCATTTGAAATATATGAGGATATTTTAAGTCCGCACGGAGCAGTTTCTAGTATTAACGTAATAGACCATAGTGACATCTTAGGTTCGAACCCTCAAGTTATGAATGGATCTTATGATCAAGATGTGGAGATAAAATTTTCTCTAGCGGGAAGTGGTGGAGAAGAAGTAGGTTTCAAATTTAAAATGCTTAGAAATAAAAATTTGATAGATGGTGGTGAAGAGAAAAGAGGTTCTGGTCATAGTAAAAGATACCAAATCAGATGTTGTTCACCAGAGTTATTAAACGCTCAAGGAAATTATATCCAAAAAAATTATAAAGAGCAAACAAGTAAAATTGTTGAAGACATTTATAAAAATGGGTTTAAGACTAAAAAAGAATTTGAGGTTAAAGACGAAACTAAAGGTCAATTGAAATATAATATTAACAGGAAACATCCAGCTGAAGCTCTTAAGAGTTTGCAACAATTACATGTTTCTGCTCAAAATGAGTCTTCTTTATATGTTACTTTCGAAAGATCTGAAAATGGTAATCAAAAGTTTATATTCACAACGTTTGAACAATTATTTCAAGAATCGCCAGTCGCAACTTTAAAACAATCTACCGTTTTGGATAGTTCTAAATCTAATACACAAGACAGGGCTAATGCTATAATAAAATTGAGAATACCAGATTCTTTTTATACTCCTTCAAGACCTTTAACTAAAACTAGCAAAACGTCTTATAACGTTGTTACTGGTGTTCAACAAACAGACCCAGCAGATAAAGAACCAAAATTTAAATATGCAGATTCTAGCCCTACATTTCAACAAGTAAATCATGCTAGTTCTAAGAAAGATACACAAATACCTTCAAGAACAGTTATCGACCCTTCGAATGATAAAGAAAGAACTGGCATAGCAGAAGCTAAGGCGAAAAGAGCTGCTTTCTTGGCGCATTTGTCGCAAAATTACGGTAAAATAGAAATCATAGGTAATCCTAAAATTAAACTTGGTAGTATGGTAAATTTAGAAATATTTAAAAAAGCTAACGACCCTAAAGGTGGCGAGTCTCAATTTAACGGTAAAGCTCTGGTTGTTTCGATTAAACACACTGTAAATCCTATCGGACAATCTCCAAGATATGTAATGGAATTGGGTGTAGTTAAAGCTTCTTATAAAGAGGGTGGTGGTAATAATGGTTAGAGAAGCGGACGTCGGTAATGCTATGGGATCTGGATATGGATTTCAGGTAGCAGAAGTTAGAAGCTTAGATGATTATTACAAAACTGGCAGAGTCAAAGTCAGAATTTATGGATCTCAAGACGACGAACAAAGTGTTAAAGACGAGAACCTAACTGAAGCAATACCATTGATGGAAGCTACTTCAGCATCTACTGGTAAAGTTGGTAGAGCTCCAACTGGTTTGGTTATCGGCTCACGAGTATTAATTGGTTATTTGTCTTATGATTTAGAAAGAAAAACTCCATATATTTTTGGTACATATTATAGAGGTGCAAAACCTACAGACCGTGCACCAGCAACTGCTACTGGCGGTAGAGAAAGCACTGATCCAAAAAGCGTAGGTATAGACACTCCAGCGGCTGCTAATCCAACTACACCGCTCGGTAATCAAGCCTCTATGAATTTTCATAATATTGGGTTAAAACTGAATCCATTTAACACCAATGACGACAAGTATAATAACGCAAGACATACCGAAAACAATTCAGGTAAACCAGACATTAAAACTGCAAGACAGTTACATGCACCAAATGCCGATTTACCAACAACAGCTTCTGCTGATGCATCTAAAAAACTTCCGGAAGTTTTGACTCAAGTAGATCCTATGAGAGCTGCACAAACATTAATGCAAATGTTTAGTGCACTTTCTATGGTTCGTAATTTGATGAACTCGGCGAGCCCAAAACCAAGAAGAAGAACTATAACTGATTCACTAACTGGAGCTCTTTGTATTCTAACTAAAGAGTTTGGGTTTGATCAAGTTATAGAAGTCATGAATGATGCATTAGAAAATGATGGATTATTACAAATAGATGAGCCATATAGAGAAATTGTCAAAAATGCTTTAGCGAGTTTGATAGAAAAATCAATTCAATATGGAACATCGAATATACCAGTGAAGAAATACAATGTTGTCAACTATACATTTTCTACATCTATAACTTTGCCTGGCTTGATAGTTGAAATTGCTCCAGATCTTTACATTCAACAATATTATCCTATAGAATCAGATCCATATCCTGGTTATATACATTTTAAATATGAAACTGTTTCAGTCTTCATTAAAAGAAAAACTGGAGAACCAACTTATATTTCTGCCGAAGAAGAAATTTATGCTGTTTCCGAAAAAGAATTAGCTGAAGATCTAAGACCTTATTTTGCTGATAAAAATTTAACAGCTATAATTTTGAATCTTTATTTGGCAAAACAAGATGCTAACGTTGAGTATAATGGTATGGATAAAAGTATGGGTAAAAATGCTGGTGTTAATATTATGGGATTGTTATCTCAGCTACTTGGTATTTTAGGTCCAGTTATCAATAAATCTTTATCTATGCATTTACCAGTTTCGGTTTTGAATCAAGGCGCTGTTTCTCAATCTATGGAAAGATTTTCAAGAAATATGGCGCAAATTAAGAAAATGAAGAATGATACTTCTCAAGCTTTCGCTGCAGCTGGAGCTCTTGGTAATTTAGCTGGAACATTAGGTAATATTGCTGGTATTCCTGGTCTTTCACAAACATTAGGTCAAGTAGGTAACATTGCTAATATAGCCTCTAGGATTACTAATCCATCAACCTTAACCTCCGCTATACCTGGATTAACTATAGCAGCCGCTGTTAATGTGTCTAGCCTAATTAATAAAATTGTGAGATAACAATGAGCGTCAAATTCAATAAAAAACTTGAAGATGGTCCTTGGGGCGAAGAAGGTCGTAAACAGACAGAGTATCCATGGGTTCGTGGCGAAGCAGACGTTAATGGTGGTACAAGTTTCACATATGCAAATCCTGAGAAACCTGAAGATTCTAGTTCTGTATCATTTCGTCATGACGCTTCTTTTGTTGCAAATGAATATGACGAAGAGAAAAAAGGTTTAACGAATTCTCTAACTCATGAAAAAAGAAACTATGTATCTGGTGGAGAATCTAGAAACACAGATGGTCATAAAGACGAAAAAAATCATTCTACTAATAATCAAGACACCGTAGGCGATAACGGGAAAACTACTGGCGGCGATAATTATGACGGTGTTGGTGGTAAAAGAATGGGCGGTGCCCAAGAAGGTGTTTTCGAAAATAATTCCGAAGGAACTACTTACAAAACTTCTAAAGGCGATGTAGTATCAGAACATACTGGCAGTAATCATTATAGCTTAGAAGGCGATGATATTTCTTCGATTAAAGGAAATAAAATAGTAATTATTTCCGATGGCGAATATCAAACGCATGTTCAAGGCGGTAATATGGACACCAGAGTAGAAGGAGGAAAACTTCAAATTTTCTCTGGTGACGATATGATAGTGAATACAGCTTCGAAAGCTGTTTACAATTCAGTCGAAGAACTGCTAGTTTCAAGTCTTACTAAAATTACTTTAAGAGTTGGCGATTCAGAAATAGAAATATCTTCTTCCTCTATAACGCTAAAGGTTGGAGGAAAGGGTGTGAAAATTACATCTTCTGATGTTTCTGCTACTGCACCAACATATACTGGTCAGCCAAGCTTGGATTCAAAGACTGGTCGCAGCGCTCCTCCAACAAAGTTCCAATAAGAAGGTTAAAGATGGCAATAACAAGAGCAGATACTTTTACTGAAAGTAAAAAGAAAATAGAGTTTTTTAGCGACTTCACAAATAGTTTTGCTAAAACTCCTTTTGGAGATCAGCTGGGTAAATTGACTAATGAAAGATCCGTCAGTCAGTCTTTGAAAAACTTGATCTTAACAAATTTGGGCGAAAGGTTATTTCAACCTTTTGTCGGTTCTAACGTAAATGCAATTCTATTCGAAAACAATACAGAAGATACATTAAACAACTTAGAATTTTATATACAAAATACTATAGAAAATAATGAGCCAAGAGTAAATTTAATACAAGTTTTGGTAAATTCTGGTTACGGAGAAAATAGTATTTCAATAACTATTGTTTACAATCTAATAAATAATCCAGAACCAGTATCTTTTTCATTTCTTCTTAAACGAGTCCGCTAATGGCTAATAGTTCTTTATCGTTAAGTTCTTTAGACTTCGATACGTTAAAACAAAATTTTAAAAATTTTCTAACTTCGCAGTCTGTTTTTAAAGATTACGATTTTGAAGGCTCTAACATAAACGTTCTTCTAGACGTTATGACATACAACACGTATCTAAATTCGTTTTATCTTAATATGATCGCTTCTGAAATGTTTTTAGATTCAGCTCAAAAGCTAGACTCAGTTATTTCTCACGCTAAAGAACTAAATTATCTACCACGTTCAAAAAGATCTCCACAAGCCGTTGTTTCTTTTACACTAGAAACCACTGGTGTTACTAATCCTCTGGTTATTCGTAAAGGTACAGTTTTTAGTGGCATAAATTCAAACGGTTCTTATCAATTTGTTACAAGTGAAACTAATTCTTATCTGTCTACTAACTCAACTTACAGCGTAAGTAATTTAGAAATTTACGAAGGTTCTTATTTTCAAGAGTCTTTTGTTGTCAATTACAATATAGAAGATCAACGTTTTTCTCTTTCTGACGCTTCTGTAGACACTAACAGTTTAGAAGTTATTGTATCAGAAAATAATTCAAATACATTATACACTTACGCTGACACTCTATTTGGTTTGAATTCTAATTCAACTGTTTACTTTTTACAAGGTTCTGAAAAAGGAACTTACGAGGTTACTTTCGGTGATGATGTTTTTGGTAAAAGACCAAAAAATGGCGCTGTGATATATGCATCTTATAGAATTTGTAATGGCTCAGATGGCAACGGAATAAATGCATTTGAACTTTCTAGCGATGTTGGAACTATTAATGGAGGGTATGCTCTAGCATCAGATATAGAAGTAGTATCTCCTTCTATAAGTGGAGCAAATGCAGAATCTATAAACTCTATTAAGTTTAACGCTCCTAAACATTTTCAAACACAAGGTCGTTGCATAACAGAAAACGATTATAGAACAACAATACTTCAAAATTTTCCAGAAGTACAATATGTAAATATTTACGGTGGCGGAATTTCTAACGATTCAGTTGAATTCGGAACAGTTTATATTTCTCCAAGCACATATTCAGGGAATCAGTTAACTGATTACAGAAAAGACGACATTCAAAGTTTCATTAATGGGTTAACTACAATTGGTATAAGAACTAAAGTAATCGATCCTGAATATCTATATTTGTCGGTTTCTTCTGAGGTTCATGTCAATTTCAATAATACTTCTTCTACCAGCACAACAATAATTGCTGCAGCAATAAATGCTATAAAAACATATAATACTGAAAACTTACAAAACTTTAATACTGCTTTTAGAATGTCTAAACTCGAACAAGCCATTAATGATTGCGACGATGGTATTTTGAGTAATGAATCTAGTATTCAAATATTTAAAGTTTTCACACCACCAATGAATACTAATTTTACTATTACTTGTAAATACGACAATGCTATTGAAAAGGGTACAGTATACAGCACAGAATATGTTTCAGGTGGTATATCTTACGCTTTTGCTGACAAAATCGAAAATGTAGATCTAGGCACAGGCAAACTTTATAGAGTCGAGAAAACTCCTGGAGTTACAAATTATATCGAAGTAGGTCTTGTTGATTATGTTAATGGTATAGTAAGTATTTCGCCACTAGAATATTTCAGTGTAGGTTCTGGTTTAAGAATATATGCTACTCCAATTAAACAAGATGTTTATTGTTATAGAAATACAATAATAAACATAGACACCATTTCTGGTTTAAACATTAGTATAGTTAACAGATAATGAGTATAGAAAAGTTTATAACACCATTTATCGAAGCTCAGTTCCCTCAATTTTATCAAGAAGAGGGTCCGCTTTTTATCGAGTTTGTTAAAGCATACTACGAATGGTTAGAGCAATCTGATAATGTAATCAACCAAACTAGATCTCTTATGGAATATAGAGATCTAGACACTACAACTACTGCATTCATTAAATATTTCAAGAACAAATATATCAATTCATTACCAGAAAACATAGTAGCAGATAAAACTCTACTCATGAAGCACATACTTGATCTTTACAGATCAAAGGGTACTGAAAGGTCTTACAGCTTACTTTTTAGAATGCTGTTCAACGAAGACATTGAGATATATGTTCCAGGAAAATATATATTCAAACCTTCTGATAACGAATGGGTTTTACCAAAATATATTGAGGTATCAGATAGTCCTTACTTGTTTGAATTTATTGGTAAAAAAATCTATTCGAGCTCGTTCAATTCAACAGCCATAGTCGAAAATTATTTTACAAGGCAAGTTAATAATAAACTTGTAAACGTTTTGAGCCTATCAAATATTGAAGGTAGATTTAAATATGGTGAAAAGATATTATCAGAGCAGCTTCCTGAAATAACATCAGATAACGCTCCTGTTATATTTGGTTCATTGTCTTCAGTAGGTGTTTATGAAGGTGGTTTAAATTATAGTGTTGGTGACGTTCTAAACATTTCCGGAACTGGAAAGGGTGGACTAGCAAGAGTTGTTTCTACCAGATCGAAAAATGGTGAAGTAACTTTCAACTTATTAGACGGTGGTTCTGGGTTTTCTTTGAATGCTATCGTTCATGTTGATGGCGCTGCTTTAAGCGTTAGTGATGCTAGCAACACAGATCCTGTTATTGTTCAAACTTCCAATTCACATGGATTAACAAGCGGGAAATCTGTACGTATCGATTTGATCGAGGGTATGGATGAACTGAACACTGGATCTTATGAATATTATGTGAACGTTGTAACATCTAATACATTTCAACTATATCACAATTCAACTTTATCCAACACTGTTGATGGTACTACCTTTGGAGCTTATGTTCCAAACACTGGTTATGTTTACATAAACACTGGTGGCGAGAATGCTAATTTTCAAATTGGTAGTATAGTAAATAAAGAAATATTAAGGATCAATACAGATACCATTTCTGACTATGAAGCTGCTATTTTAGATAGTACAGTTTCTGGCTTTGATATTAATGTTACAAATTTATCAGGCACATTTACTATTGGTCATGCGGTTAGCATGGCTAATGTAGACGTTAGAGGTCTAGATGCAAATCTATTATCTTCTAGTATATTAAATGTTGGAGAAAATCTTTCTAATTCTTCTTATGGTATTAGCAATTTAACAGTTACTATTTCTGACGGATCTTACATTCAACTCAAAGGTTCTGATATTAATAATGCTAATTTGGGAGTTGGCGTACATTTAGTAAGTAACACTTCGTCAACTGTTTTTAGTATTAACGCTCTATATGATATT